CCGCTGTCAACTGGTTTCATTGACATCGTTGGCGCGGCAGCAGGTGGTACAGTAGGTCTACTTGGTGTTTTCTGGGGTTGTGAATACGTTTCGTCTACTACTGGTGAAAAAGTTTTCTCAAACTACTGGCCTGGTTCAGGCGCGGACTCTAACCATCCGGTTAAAGCCTTCGTCTACGACAACCCAAGCCAAACATACGTCATCACTTCAAGTGCTTCACTAACAAGCGAAGCAACTGCTCGTGGTCACGTATTCGCAAACGCAAACTTCGCAACGGGTACTTCTGGTTCAACGACCACAGGTATTTCATCTGCGACATTGGGCGTTAGCACAATCGCTACCACTGCGGCATTGCACTTGCGTATCATCGGGATCCAAGACGATCCTGAGAACCAAGACTATACTGCGGCTGGTGTTCCATTAATCGTACGTTTGAACAACTGCTTCGGTGCGCCTAACGGTGCTATTGTTGCAGGTACTGTTGCAAACACTGGCGTATAAGGAGACTAACTTATGGCTATCTCTCGCGCACAACTAGCGAAAGAGTTGGAACCAGGTCTTAACGCCTTGTTTGGTATGGAGTACTCACGGTACGAAAACCAACATGCGGAGATCTTTACAACAGAATCTTCTGATCGTGCATTCGAAGAAGAGGTTATGTTGAGCGGTTTCGGCGCGGCACCGACCAAATCGGAAGGTTCCTCAATTAACTTCGACGACGCTAACGAAGCATACACTGCTCGTTACAACCACGAGACCATTGCGTTGGCATTCTCGATCACAGAAGAGGCTATCGAAGATAACCTTTATGATCGTCTTGGCTCACGTTATACTCGTGCGTTGGCTCGTTCAATGGCACACACAAAGCAAGTTAAGGCGGCAGCGATCCTTAACAACGCATTTACTGCTGGCGCATCTGCTGGCGGTGACGGCAAAGCATTGTGTGCAACTGACCACCCACTTACTTCAGGTGGTACATTTGCCAACGAACCATCAACTCCAGCGGACTTGAACGAAACATCTCTTGAAGATGCTTTGATCAACATCGCAGGTTTCGTTGATGAGCGTGGTCTAAAAGTCGCTCTACGTGGCACAAAGTTGGTAATCCCTCGTCAGTTGCAATTCGTTGCAGAACGTCTGATGGTTTCTAACTTGCGCGTTGGCACAGCGGACAACGATGTAAACGCAATCCGTTCAATGGGAATGTTGCCTGAAGGCTATGCCGTCAACGACTTCCTAACGGACCCAGATGCGTTCTTCATCAAGACAGACGCACCTCGTGGATTCGTCCACTTCGAGCGTACTCCGATGTCAACAAACATGGAAGCTGACTTCGACACAGGTAACATGCGCTTCAAAGCGCGTGAGCGTTACAGCTTCGGGTTCTCTGACCCACGCTGTGTGTTCGGTTCACCTGGCGCATAATTTATGCTACAATGAGGTTGTCCTTTTCGTTTTGGACACCTCCCTGTTGGACTGGGGCTGCTTCGGTAGCCCCTTTCTTTTTGCCTAAAACTTCTGTATGGTTAGTGTATCCCTGACAGTCGCATGCGCGGCTGACATTTGCCAAGACAGGAGAATGACATGGCTAACACAACTTTTAACGGTCCAGTTCGCTCGGAGAACGGATTCAAAGACGTAACAAAGAACGCAACAACTGGTGCGATCACAGAGAACATCTCTATTTCTCATGATGGAACAAACAGCGTTGTAATTATCAAAAACCTACCAACGGCTGATCCATCTGTAGCAGGACAACTGTACAGCAACTCAGGTGTTTTGACTGTCTCCGCAGGATAAGGAGATAGATAATGGCTGGTCCAGTAACAGCATATAATTGGGTTCAAGGAACGACGGCTGCGGTTGTCGGTCCATCTCGTTCTCGTCTACGTCAAGTGGTGATTTACGCAGCGGCTGCGGGTGCATTTACGTTGAAAAACGGAAGTGCCTCTGGGGATACGATCCTCACGCAGAAGTTTCCAACAGGTCACCACGTAATGAACATTCCAGATGATGGCATTATTGCTTCAAACGGAGTGTTTGTTTCTGCGTTTACGGGTGCGAGTAACGAACTAACGATCATCCTTTCGTAGGAGGATCCGATGGCATATGATATCCGTTCCATCACACAGGTCGGAACATCTGAGCCATTTGAGCTACAGGTGGCTAGGGGCCAGATCCCTGGTCACTCTTCCGTGCATAAGTTTGGCGCGGTCCCTGAGATGTCTGTAAACACAACGGGGACCGTGTGGGACATTGATGACACACTGTACCCTTGGTCTGCTTTTTCTTCCGCGCAACAGATAGGTATAACTCTTGCAGACGCACAGGACGTTGGTAAGTCTGTAGTGGTTGTTGGCCTAGACGCAGACTACAAAGAGCAGTCTGAGGTTGTGCAGGTTAATAGTCAGACAGAAACAGCTACCGACAAATCGTTCATCCGTGTGTTTCGTGCTTATATGCATAACGGTTCGGCGGTTAATAAAGGAAACATAAACTTTCTTGTTGGAGCAACAACGGTCGCAAGAATAACGGCGGACAAAGGCCAGACTCTTATGGCGGTTTACACTGTTCCTGCTGGATATACTGGATATTTAACTCAAGGCGTTATGACGATTGAGTCTGGTGGTGATGCCACTGGAGATATGTTTGTTCGTTATGCTGGGGAGTCAGCGTTCCGAATTGGTCATACGTTTGAGGTAGCGTCTTCTGAGTATCACTACGCATTTACCATACCTCAACGTATCCCTGCAAAATCTGACATAGACATCCGAGCAAGTGTTCGCACGAACAATTCCCGTGCTACGGCTGCGTTCGATATTATACTGATACAAGAACAGGGGAGCTTGTGATGCCTAAGATCGACAAGTCCAAGATGAAATGCAACAAGCCCAAGCGTCAGAAGTCTGGCGGTAAGAAGTTTGTTGTAAAGGCATGTGATAAGGGAAAAGAAAAGATCGTCAGATTCGGGGACGCCAATATGACCATTAAGAAGTCAAACCCTGAACGTCGTAAGTCCTTCCGTGCGCGGCACGGTTGTGACAAGGGTACATTGGATAAACTAAAGGCCAAATACTGGTCATGCAAAATGTGGTAGGATCATGAAAATTAATTCTCAAGATGTTTTCAGCACAATCATTGTTCTGCTTTTAGGGTGGGGAGCTTTCCAGTTGTATGGCATGAACGCTAACGTGGCTGTTATTACCTATAAAGTTGATGAGAATTACAACATGATCAAGCCTATGTGGCAGGATTTTTTAGTGCGGAGTGCGAAGTACAATGAGCATAAGTCGAACGTCTATGGCCCAACAAATATCCAAGCCTCCGCAGGAGAGAACTAATGCCAGCAAAAAAGTCAAAAACAAAAAAAGACGCGTGTTACCACAAGGTAAAAAGCCGCTACAAGGTATGGCCCAGCGCATACGCTTCAGGGGCACTTTCTAAGTGTCGCAAGGTTGGCGCAAAGAACTGGGGTAAATCGACAACTAAAAAGGCTGAAGGCGGTTTGATTGCTGCGGTGGACAATCCAAAGCGTCCCGCTCGTAACCGTTACGAGGGCGGGGGCATAATTGCTTCTGGTTGTGGCTGCGTTGAGGAAAGCAGACGTAAGAGTACAAGGACGTACTGATGGCAAAGAAAAAGAACTCATTACGCGAATGGTTTTCTCAGAATGACGGGAAGGGTTGGGTCGATTGTAAGACTGGCAAGCCTTGTGGTCGTCAGAAAGGTGAGAAGCGTAAGAGTTATCCGGCCTGTCGCCCTACTATGGCACAGTGTACGTCAGCCGCAAAGAAGAAGAAATCTTCCAAGCGTATTAGCTGGAAGAACAAAAAAGCTAACGGTGGATTAGTGAGGGTCTTTTGATACGCGACTGGGCAGAAGAATTGGCAAAGCCAACAGAACACAATAACGGGGTTGCTGCCTGCCCGTTTGCGTTGCCTGCTGTTCTGGCAGGGGAAGTCAAGACAGTTATTACTGCGGATCTGTGGACCGAGGTACTAGAAGAGTGCGCCAAGTTTGCTTCGACAAAACATAAGGTGGCTATGCTTTTCAATTACGAGTACGAAGGAGAGTATGCGGATCTTGAAGAGCAGTGCATGTCTTTAAATAGTTTCTTCGCATCCGCTGGCATCGATCTTTGGTTGCTGTCATATATGGGTGAAGAAGTTGTGGTGTTTGTACAGCGTTGGAGTGAGTTAGAGAATGCTGCTGCAAAACTAGAGAAACTAGGCTATTATAAAAACTATGAGCCTGATGACTATAAACGGCATATACTGATGCGTAGACAAAGGAGTGTTTAAGATGCCAGGTAAAAAATTCCCAGATTTGACTGGAGACGGAAAAGTCACACAAGCAGACGTTTTGAAAGGTCGCGGTGTCAAAGGTATGATGCGCGGTGGCCCTGTTAAGATGATGCGTGGCGGTAAGGTCAAAGGCATGATGCGCGGTGGTAAAGTTGGCTTTGCCCAAGGCGGTTGTGTTATGGTTAAAACAAATCAAAACCCACATATGAGCTAAAACCATGACAACTTCAGGTTCAAGAGACTTTAACTTAGACGTAGGTGAGATCATCGAGGAAGCGTATGAACGCTGTGGCCTCGAAGTTCGCACGGGCTACGATGCTCGAACAGCGCGTCGGTCATTGAACCTGATGTTCGCGGACTGGGCAAACCGTGGTTTGAACCTTTGGACTGTTAAGCAGGGGACAATCACCCTGACGGCAGGTCAAGCACAGGAAACTCTGACCGATGATGTTGTGGATCTGTTGGAGGTTACGCTTCGCCGGAGCGGTACAGACTATGAGGTCGAGCGGATCAGCCGTGGTGAATACGCTACGTTGCCGAACAAAACTACGCAGGGCCGCCCAAGTCAGTACTACTTTGATCGTCAGATTGATCCGGTGATTAATCTTTGGTCAGTTCCAGAAAACTCTACCGATCAGTTGATTTACTACTATGTTCGGAGGATCGAGGATGCAGATACTTTGGTTAATACTACTGATATGCCTTTTCGTTTCTATCCTTGTATGGTGGCTGGACTAGCTTACTACATGGCGATGAAACGTGCGCCAGAGCGTGTACAGCTTTTGAAGTCTGTGTATGAGGAAGAGTTCCAACGTGCAGCGGACGAAGACGAAGGTCGAACACCATTAAAGCTACAGCCTAGCTTGAGTTACTTGAGGGTTTAATGGCATACGCTAGCGGAAAAAATGCTTGGGGTATATCGGATCGGTCAGGTCGCCGTTACCGTCTTCGTGAGATGAAGGTGGAGTGGACGGGAGCCAAGGTCGGTCCAGATGAGTTTGAACCCAAGCATCCGCAGTTGTTTCCGCCAAAGGCGTATCCAGACCCCCAGGCGTTGAGAAATCCACGCCCAGACACAAAAGAAACGGTTCAAGCGTATGTCGGTGTTCCGTTGGTAGAAAACCCAAACTTGACTAGCCCTCGTGGGGTAGGCCAGGTTGGAACAGTTACGGTGAGTACGTCATGAGTTTTACATATGCAGAGCTAAAACAAGCTATTCAGGACTACACAGAAAACTCGGAGACATCTTTTGTCACTAACCTTCCCCTGTTTATTCGTCAGGCGGAAGAACGTATTCTAAAAAACGTCCAACTTAGTTTGTTTCGCAAGAATGCTACAGCGGCGACAACTGCTTCTAATAAGTACTTAGCTTGTCCTAGTGACTTCTTGGCTCCTTTTTCTCTTAGCCTAGAGGGTACGGACGGTGATAAGTTTTTTATAGACTTTAAAGACGCTTCGTTTATTCAAACGTACACGCCAGATGCTACCACAACAGGTGCGCCAAAATACTATGCACAGTTTGATGTGGATAACTTTATCTTAGGGCCGACTCCTGATGCAGCTTATACAGCGGAGTTGCACTATTTGTATCGCCCTGCAAGTTTGACGGCTGGCGCAGACAGCGGAACAACGTGGCTTAGTGAGAACGCAGAGATGGCTATGTTGTATGGTTCGTTGATCGAAGCCTACATTTACATGAAGGGGGAACAAGACGTTATGGCTATGTATAACTCTCGTTTCCAAGAATCCATACTTGGTGTTAAGATGCTAGGTGAAGCGAAAGAAACAACAGATCAGTATCGCACTGGTATGGTTATAAGGGCTAAACAATAATGTTTGAGTTTGAAGTAAGTGTTCCGAAAGATGAGCCGATTGTAGGTGTTCGCACCACAGAGAACCGTGGCTTTACTCCTGAAGAACTAGCGCAGCAATGCGTAGAAAAAGTGATTTCGGTTTCCGATAGTGCCCATCCTGGCATACGGGACCAAGCTCGTGCTTTTTCAAAGCACATCGAAAAGCTGGTTGCATATTATATGCGACAGGCTATTCGCAGCGACCGCACAACAGTGTATAATGCGCTTAATGATGCGGGACATCCCGAACTGGCTGAACTAATAAGGAGACTTTAAAATGGCTTTCAGCGGAAACTACATGTGTACGTCTTTCAAGCAGGAACTGCTTCAGGCACAGCATGACTTCACAGCGTCAACTGGTGATACACTTAAGTTGGCACTATACACCAACAGTGCGTCGTTTGATGCGTCTACAACAGACTATACAACAACAAACGAAGTTACTGGGACAGGATACACAGCGGGTGGTGGTACGTTAACAAACGTAACTCCAACAACTTCTGGTACAACAGCGTTCACTGATTTTGCGGATCTTACCTTTTCATCTGCGACCATTACGGCTCGTGGTGCGTTGATCTACAACACAACGACTGGTTCTGGTACAGGCACAACAGATACGGTTGTTGTTCTAGACTTTGGTGCGGATAAAACATCTACGGCTGGCGACTTCCAAATCGTATTTCCAACTGCGGACGCAACAAACGCTATCATTCGTATCGCGTAACTGAGTAAGTTCTGTGGCTGCTGGTTGGGGTCGCGACACCTGGTCCTCTGGTGAATGGGGTGTCCCGACAGGAATTAACGTAGACGTAACAGGTGTCGAGGCCACAGGTGGCGTCGGCAGTGTTACTGTTATTGCGGAAGCTGTCGTTAGCCCAACTGGAATTGAGAGTACTGGTGGTGTTGGCAGCGTCACAGTCACTGGTATAGCCAATGTTACCGTAACAGGTGTTGAAGCCACAGGAGAGGTTGGTACTGCTACAGCTACCGCCGCAGCGGATGTCGATGTAACAGGTGTTGAGGCTACGGGCGGTGTTGGTGATGTAACGATCACTGGCGCAGCGGAAATCCCAGTCACTGGTTTAGATGCTACTGGTGGTGTTGGTAGTGTTACGATTGCGGCAGCGGCGGTTGTAGACGTAACAGGTGTTGAAGCCACTGGCGGTGTTGGCGATGTCACAGTTGCAGCGGCAGCGGATGTTAGTGTCACGGGTGTTGAAGCCACTGGTGGTGTTGGCGATGTCACAGTTGCAGCAGCAGCGGTTGTAGATGTAACCGAGGTCGTTGCGGTAGGCAACGTCGGCAGCGTCACGGTCATCGAAGGCACAGGGGTCACGGTAAACGTCACGGGTGTTGAAGGCACAGGTGGCGTGGGTGATGCATCTGTGTCGGCAGGCGCGACTGTACCGACAACAGGTCTGGAAGCGACTGGTAACGTCGGCAGCGTTTCAATCATTATACGCACTAATGTAGACGTCACGGGCGTTGAGGGTACTGGCGAAGTTGGTGATGTCACGATTAGTGGTGGTGCTAATGTCCCAGTTACTGGCTTGGAGGCTACAGGTGGCGTGGGTCAAGTTCTTGTTTGGGGAAGGATTGTGCCAAACCCTGGAACAAGCTATACTGAGGTAACACCGAGTCCTGGCACAACTTGGACAGAGATTGCGGCATAGGTTAAATAAATGGCTAGTACATACTCAAACAGTGGTATCGAACTGATCACGACAGGCGAACAGTCTGGTACGTGGGGTGATACAACAAACACAAACCTTCAGATCATTGATCGATTGGTCAATGGTGTTGGTGACATTACGTTATCGGGAACCACCCATACTCTTACGACATCGGATGGGTCTCTTTCGGATGGTCATTTCCGTGTGTTGGTATTTGGGGGTACGCCGAGCGGCACCAATACGGTGACGATTACGCCTAATGACGTAGAGCATTTGTATTTTGTGCAGAACAACTCTGGTCAGAGTGTGATTCTAACGCAGGGTACGGGCGGCAACATTACGATTGCGAATGGTGCAAGTGCGATTGTGTACTGTGACGGTGCGGGATCTGGTGCCGAGGTTGTAGAACTAAGTGCGGGTTTTGACCCTGAAGACTACCTGCCGCTAAGTGGCGGTACTATGACTGGCAACCTCAACCATGGCGATAGTGTCAAGGCGCAGTTTGGTGCGGGTAATGACCTACAGATTTACCACGATGGGTCTAATAGTTATATTAAGAACAATACTGGCGTGATGCGTATTCACGGTACAGAAGTTCAAATTAAAGACGAAGATAATAATGAGACGCTTGCCGTGTTCAATCCTCAAGGGTCAGTCGATCTCTACTACGACAACAGCAAGAAACTCGCCACAAGCAGCACCGGAGCCGATGTAACGGGCAACTTGTTGGTTACAGGAAATGCAGAGGCGGTTGTTAACATTCAAGGTACGACGGCGGGAGGTTCGTTTGTTAACTTTGGTGACAACACTGACGCGAATGTAGGTCAAATTGGTTACGACCATACTTCTAACTACATGCGCTTTAAGACCGCTGATACAGAACGCATGCGCATCGACAGCAGCGGTAATGTTGGGATTGGGGTTACAAATCCAAGCAATAAGTTTCAAGTTTCGGACTCGGCTGGTGGTTCAATCGCATCATTTACGAACACAACCTCTGCCGATCTTTCAATCAATTTAACAGCTGGTGTTTCGTTGATAAGTCCATCGACCGGCATATTGGCATTGGGGACATCTAACACAGAACGCATGCGCATCGACAGCAGCGGTAATGTTGGGATTAATGATAGCTCACCGAGCCATAAGTTAGATGTGAACGGGAACATAGCTGTAAGTCAGGGCAGTAGAATTTACCTTACAAATGACAGTGGATTTAGCCCAAATATTACGAATAAAGACGCATCAAATGCGATGCAGTTTCTAACTGGCAATGTTGAACGTATGCGCATCGACAGCTCTGGTAATGTTGGCATTGGGACGAGTTCACCTCAGGCAAAAATGCATATTGATGGGGGTTCTTCATCTAATATATTGCAGCTAAGTAACACAGCAGTTGGGTCAACGGGTAGTGATGGCGTGGTTTTGGGGATGTCTGCGTCAGATGTTTATTTCTTCAATAGAGAAAACACAGCTTTTCGTTTTGGAACAAACAACACAGAACGCATGCGCATCGATAACAGCGGTAACTTGCTAGTGGGCACTACAAGTGCATCAACAACTGTAGCGGGTGCCAGATTAAAGTCGGTTGGTCGGGGTGACTTTACTGTCGATGGTGGCACTTGCTCAGTTATGAACCGTTTGACAAATGATGGTAATCATATTCAGTTTGAAAAAGACGGAACCACTGTGGGAAGTATTGGGGTTACTGGCGGTGACTTAATGATTGGTCAGGGGTCAGTTGGTATTAGATTTCTTGATTCAGCTCCAGCTTTGTATCCAACAGTCGTTACTACTGGGGCCACAGCAAGTAATACTATTGATGTTGGCACAACAGCAGCAAAATTTAAAGACGCACACTTCTACGGCACAGTAAACGCAGCCAACTTCAACACCACCTCAGACGCTACCTTAAAGACCAACGTAGAGACACTGACAGGCTCACTGGATGCAGTGAAAGCAATGCGTGGTGTCTCATATGATTGGATTGAAAGCGGCAACTCAGAGGTCGGTGTAATCGCTCAAGAAGTAGAAGCGATTGTGCCAGATGTCGTTAGCACAGATGACCAAGGCATTAAATCGGTCAAGTATGGCAACCTTGTCGGGGTGCTAATCGAAGCAATCAAAGAACAACAGGCTCAGATTGACGAGCTAAAAGCCAAGTTAGGAGATTAATTATGGCAGTTACACATACCTGGACAATCCCTACAATGGAAAGGGAAGTATCCGACGGCGGCGTTATTATTGCGCATTGGCGTTGTGACGGTTCTGAGACAGTAGGAAGCGGCGATGATGCGGTGACATATACTGACGGTCAGTATGGCACATGCGCATTTACTTATGATGCCTCTTCGCCAGACTTCACGCCTTACGCAGACCTAACCGAAAACCAGGTTCTTGGCTGGGTTTGGGGACAGATTATCCAGTCAGACGTTGAAACGGCGATTACGGATAACATCAACGCTCAGATTACACCAACAACCGAAGACGGAGTTCCTTGGTAATGGCAATCACGTACACATATACGATCACGGAAATTGTTCATGAAGATGTAGTGAACAACTACGGGGAAACGCTTCCTGACGCGATTACGAATGTGTACTGGCGTTGCACAGGCGTAGACGACACCGACAATGTTACGGGCATAATGGAAGCAAGTATGCCTTTCACTACAGGTGAGACACGCCTAGCGGATTTTGTTGCCTTCTCTAGTGTAACAGAAACCGATGTGATTAACTGGATCAAAGCCGTTTGGCCTAATGATTCTGAGCTTGTTGTCGGCAGTGAGATCGAAAGAAAACAAGCGGAGTCGTATACGACAGACCTACCCTGGAATAGCTAATAGTGGGAGTTCACGAAGATGGCTATAAAAGTAAACAGCACAACGGTTATAGACGATAGCCGGAAACTAAGTAACCTTTCTAGGATTGTAATACCTTCAGGTGCTTCAGGCTCCAGACCTAGTAGTCCTAATACGGGGTCTTTGTTTGTTAACACAGGGACAAGTAGCGGTCAGCAACTAGAGTTTTACAACGGGTCTACGTGGAAGACCCTAACGTCTAACTAGGTGCCACCATGGCGATAAAAGTTCAAAGCACAACAGTTATAGACGACAGCCGAGTTGTTGAGAATCTAGGCTCTTTTGTTATTCCAAGTGGAACCACGGCCCAACGTCCGAGTTCCCCTGCCCTTGGTACGTTATACTTAAACACTAGCACCAGTGAGCTAGAGGCTTATTCTTCTTTAACCAGCCCAGGAGGATACAGTACTCAGTTTTCTGGGACGACTTTATGGATGGACAGCCGCTCATGGACTCCCTCCAGTCCGGTAGACACTCAGTATGGAATTGAGTTTACTACTTCAGAAACAATGAAATCTACTAATGGGAGAGATCATAGGATCAGCTATGTAGCAACTCTTGGTTACTACCAAGGCTCCTACTACACTGCCAATCAAAACTTCAGTAACGTCGTCCTTCCTGCCGATGGCACGGCTGTAAGCGTAGGAAGCGTTGCGTTTCAGTTTTCAGGGGTACAAGGGAGTGTTTTATTAGAGGAGTATAGCCCTGGTGGGGCTACGAATCAGTGGGTAAAAATAGGAGCTTGGTCGTAAGATGGCGATAAAAGTTCAAGGTACAACTGTAATTGATGACTCCCGTGTGATGTCAAACCTTACGCAGTTTGAGATCCCCAGTGGCACGACAGCGCAGCGTCCTTCTAGCCCTTCTAATTATACAATGTACTTAAACACTACATTGAGTCGCTTAGAGTTTGCTCTGACAACCACACCTTCCCCTGGGTATAGTACTCAGTTTTCTGGAACTACATTATACAAGAGCAGTAGGTCGTGGACTCCATCCAGTCCAGTAGACACCCAGTATGGAATTGAGTTCACCGATTCGGAGACAATCAAATCTACTAATGGGTTGGCCCATAGAATTAGCTATGTAAACACCATCGGCTATTACCAAGGACAGTATTACACTGTTGCGCATAACAAAAGTAACGTGATCCTTCCAGCCGATGGTACGGCTGTAAGTGCGGGGTCTGTTGCGTTTCAGTTTTCAGGGGTACAAGGAAGCGTCGTGTTGGAAGAATACTCAGATGGAAGTCCTGTTACTTCTTGGTACTCATTAGCGACTTATAGTTAGGAAGATCAATGCCTCTAAGTAAGTTACAGTTTCAACCAGGAATCCGAAGAGAAGGCACCCGCTACTCAAACGAGGGTGGATGGTACGACTGTGACTATGTCCGTTTTAGATCAGGCTATGCTGAAAAGATTGGCGGGTGGACCAAGGCTGTAGGTACGGCGTTTGCTGGAACTGCACGAAAGCTCCATAACTTTGTGGACTTGTCTTCTAATAACTACCTATTCATCGGCACAGAAAAGAAAGCCTATCTAGAAAACGGGGGCGTATATACGGACATTACCCCTATTCGAAGAACCGTGACCCTTGGTTCTAATCCGTTTGATACAACGGGTGGAGCAGGTTCTGGCGTTATTACGGTAAGTGACACAGCGCATGGTGCAAAGGTAGGAGACTACGTTACCTTTTCTGGAGCAACAGCGTTTGACGGTTTGACCACGGATGACCTTAATCAAGAGCTTGTAGTCGTGTCTGTTCCTGACGCTGATACTTACACTGTAGACACAGGGGGATCGGCTACAGCAGGTAGCGTAACAGGTGGTGGTTCTTCTGTTAGTGCAGCTTATCAAATTAACGTCGGTCTAAACACCACGGTTCTTGGTCCTGGTTGGGGCGCAGGCACTTGGGGTCGATTTAGTTGGGGATCGGCTGCGGGTAGTCTTGCAGGGCAAACCCTTCGTTTGTGGTTTGCTGACGACTTTGGAGAAGACTTGATCTTCAACGTGGCGGACGAAGGCATTTATTACTGGGATGCTTCAGTTGGTGGCAGAGCGGTAGAGTTGTCTTCTTTGACGGGCGCGAATGAAACACCCACAGTTGCGCGGCAGACTCTAGTGTCCGAAGTTGACCGCCATGTTATTTGTTTTGGTTGTAATCCAGTAGGCTCTTCCGACCAAGACCCTTTGCTTATCCGTTGGTCTAGCCAGGAGAGTTTAACGGATTGGAACCCAACAGCGACAAACACCGCAGGGGATCTACGATTAGCGCAAGGTTCTGAGATCGTTACGGCGGTTCGAACATCGCGCCAAACGCTGGTATTTACAGACCGCAGCTTGCACTCTTTGCAGTTTACAGGCCCTCCCTTTACCTTCGGGATTGGACAGTTGGGCGACAACATTCAGATTGCGGGGCCAAACGCAGTGGTCGCCGTCAACGATATCGTGTTCTGGATGGGTCGTGAAAACTTCTATCTATACGATGGTCGTATTCAAACAATACCTTGTGCGGTTCGTGATTATGTCTTTGGTGATTTGAACCGTAACCAGTCATTTAAGATTTACGCGGGTTCTTTGGCGAGTCAGTCAGAAGTTTGGTGGTTCTACCCTTCAGAGGATTCTTCGGAAGTTGATCGTTATGTGGTGTACAACTATTTAGAACAGGCTTGGTATTATGGGACATTAGCGCGGACTGCTTGGATAGACCGAGGAGCGGGGGAGCGGTCTTACCCACAAGCAGCGGGTACGGATAGCTTTATCTACAACCATGAAGACGGGTTAGATGATGGGTCACAAGACCCTGCGGTAGCTATCGATGCGTACATTGAAAGTGCAGATTTCGACATAGGTGACGGGGATCAGTTTATGTTTATCCGTCGGATACTGCCAGACTTGTCTTTTTATAACTCTACTGCGGCAAACCCTGAAGTAGTTATGGAGATGACTGCCAGAAACTTCAGTGGTAACACATCTAACGGCAGTGACTCTGGCACAGTGGTCCGACAGACCCTTGCAGGTGGAGCGCACGACTACACCGATCAAATCTTTCTTCGGTTGCGTGGTCGTCAGATGTCGTTCAAAGTAAGTAGTGACACAACCGGAGTGCGGTGGCGTTTGGGTGCGCCCCGACTTGACGCAAGGGCAGACGGTAGACGATGAGTAGGAAACTAATACGTCAAATCCTACCCGTGGCGGAAGCCACGTATAGCCAAAGGCAAATGAACCAACTTATTGGTACGTTGTCTCAGCTTATTGACGAAGTTAGAAACCCACTAACAAACATTCCGGAAATCCCTCCTTCTAGTGCTGCAAACACTTTGGTAGTAGGGGATATCTTTGAAGCGGATGGTGTGCTAAATATAGTACAAGGTAATAAAGCATACACTGGAGCGTCCTTTGCGACAGGTTCAGTTGGTTCAGTTACGGTGACAACGACATGACAGATACAATAATCACAATGCCAGATGGAGGTCGCTGGAAACCTTCAACAAGTTCTGATACAGTACATTGTGTAAACTGTAGTAACGCAGTAGACACGCCAGAAGAGATCGCAAGCTACCCTAACGGGAATTGCCCTGATTGTGGGCAGACTTGGACAGGCTCTGAAAAGCGCAGCACAAGTATTACTGTAACTGCCCCAGAAGCAATTTCGGGAGAGGCGTGATGGCTGACGAAAAACAAACAGAAAAGAAAACGGGCGATCTGTTCTCCTCGATTGGCGCACTCGTTGGCATGGTTGCTAGCGGCGGGAATCCTCTAGGCGCGGCCCTCGGCTCCGGACTTGGTAGTCTGTTGAGCGGCGGTTCTATGCAGGATGCTTTCCAATCTGGGGTCGGTAGCTTTTTGACAGGGTCTACAATGGGCAAAGCAGGCTTGGCCCTTGGTGCGCTGGGCGGTGGATCGCCACAGGCGCAGGGTGCAGGTCTGATGGATATGTTTGCAACACAGCAAGGTCGTCAACGTGCGGGACAAGGCGCAGCCATGGGAATGATTGGTGGTGGCCCAACAGGCGCAGTGCAGGGCATTTTGCAAGCGGCTGGTATCAACAACGCGCAAGGCCAGACAGACCCGATCATGGGTGCATTGATGCGTGAAATGCTTGATCAGCAGGATCGTCCTAAGTTCGAGCGCGTTATGTCTGATTTAGAAATGCGCCAATACGAGACAGGCGAACGCAATCCTAGCTATCGTGGGACAGCGGCTCCTGGTACACCTACTGTAAGCTACCGTCCAAAGACAATGGCGATGGGTGGTTTTGTTGAAGGCCCTGGTACAGGTAAGAGCGACTCGATCCCAGCAGCAATCTACCAAAACGGTGGACGGGTACAGGAAGCACGGTTATCGGACGGAGAGTTTGTCATGACGGCGGATGCTGTTAAGGGTGCAGGTGGTGGCAACCGTAATGCGGGGGCTGCGAAGATGTATCAAATGATGAACCAGTTTGAAAGGATGGCATAACCCATGGCGGAGGAAATCATCCAGAAGCAGATGACGCTTCTTCCTGATTATCAGGAGAAGTTTCTTAAAGATCTGCTAGCAAACATATACCAAGTTGACGAAGAGACAGGCACAATCACAGGTATTGCTGCTACTTCTCCGTTGTACGGCACACCAGTTACGGATCCCGAAACAGGGGAACAGATGTATGTTGGGGCGGATGGAGCATTTGTTTCGGACCCTACTCAAGCGGTTATGGATCAGTACGGGGAGCCAATCCTTGCGACAGAGGGCGGGGTAGCTGCTCCTGACATTATAGGGTTCACCGATCCACAGATGCAAGCCCTCGCTCGTATGACGGGCGGCGTAGACCCTGTAACAGGGGAACAATACGAAAGCATGATGGAGTCTTATCAGCCTTACTTAGACAAGGCTTTTGAGACATTTACATCAGGATCAGACATCGCAGGTGCGGCTGGCACATCGCGGTATGATCCACTCGGTCAGATTGTATATGACACCGTCACCGATCCTGCTACTGGTGAAACCACGCAAGTTGCTCGTACAGACCCCACCACAGGCGAACCAATTCGCGAGGGTGGATATAAAGATTTTTACGACCCGTTTGTTGAGGATGTGATTGATACGACGCTTGCTGAAATCCAACGTGAAGGTGACATAAGCAAGATTGGTGAACGCGCTCAAGCCGTGGGTGCAGGGGCATATGGCGGATCTCGTCAGGCCATTGCGGAACAAGAGCTACAAAGAAACATTGCAGATCAAAAAGCAAGAACAGCGGCTCAACTTCGATCAGCGGCCTACACAGGTGCGCAACAGCAAGCGCAGTCTGCTTTTGAAAACCAGCAGAAACGTGGAATCCAATCTGGTCAGTTGTTCCAGGGCCTTGGTACTGGGATCGGCGCACTAGGTGAAGCGGCTCAGAACCTTGGATTCCAAGACGTAAATGCGCTGTTTAACATCGGTCAGTTGGAACAGGGTCAGTTGCAGCGTGAATACGATGTGCAACGTGCGGGTCAGTTGGAAGAAGCCTACGAACCGTTCGCTCGTTTCTCTTACATGCGTGACATTCTATCTGGTGTTCCTTCAAGTGGTACATCATTGGCTGCATCTGCTACACCGACAGCAAGCCCATTAGCAAACGTCATGACAAACGCAAACCTTGCGAGTGGACAGAATATATTTGGTGGCCTTGGCAGCATCAAAAACACAAGTGGAGCATAACATGCAAGGTGGCATCTATAACGCAGCATTGTTCGGCGCATCACAGCGTGAAGCACGAGGAAAACTAGAACAGATGGCTGGGATCAAACGTCCTGGCCCTAGCGGTATTCTGGCGTCCTCGCCTGAACTTATGCAAGCGGCGGCTCCAAGAGCCATGATGCCACAACAGCCTATGCCAGCACCTATGCCCATGGTTCAGCCTGCACTACCACAAGTTCCTGCACCTACAGCTATGGCGGCACCTGTACAACAGGCTCCCGCACCTCGGCCCACGGCCCCTGCTCCTCAACCACAGCAACAGCCTGCTATGATGCAAGAGGGTGGCCCTGTTGATGTTCGTAAACCACCAACGGCAAGTGATCCTCTCAGTGTGTTACAAGCAGTTGGAAATTCTTTAGGAAATGACTTTTTAGTTCCATTTTTAAACCGATTCAGTTCCCCTGAAGAGGCAGGACAAGCGGTTGTAGGTCAGGTAAACGCGGTTCAAGCCGCCGTGGACTCAGGAAATGCGGAGAACGCTGCCAACACTGTGATCGATCAAGCTGGCCTTCCTGTGAATGACGAGAGCAAGAAAGAGTTTGCAAGCACCGTTCTCAACTTGGACACCGATGATGTCGGTGAGATCGATGACGCAATCTTTAGAACACTGACAGCGGACGTTACACTGTCTGGTAAAGAACTACAGAAAGCCGTGTTGCTTGGTCTACAGAACTACAAGCAGACAGCGTCGGCACGGGCTGCTGCAAAAGCAGGTAGCGGTAAATCTGGAATGTCGCCCCTTGAACCTTTCCCTGATGCGGTTCGGGACTTGGCAGGCAAGATCATGACAGCGACTGGCGAAGATCCACAGGTAGCGATCCAGCAAGCGCGTGATGCATTGGCACCGTACTACACAGGACAAGCCGGACCTTCCACAGGAACGCAGCCGCAAAACCTTCGTCAGCAACTAGAAGAAGCTCTAAAGCTAGAACCGGAACGCCGCGAAGAAATATTGAAACAAGCCACAGAGATGGGTGTTGACACAAAAGGACTATAACAATGGCAAATCCCTTTTTAAGTCAGCAGCCTTCAGAAAATTCTAATCCTTTTCTAAGTTCTCCAGAACCAGAAAAACAAGACGACCAACAGTTCTACGATGGCACGGCTGTTGGTGAGGTAGCCGAGGGTGTTCTTTCTGGTGGCATCGGGATAGCCGAGGGCGTTGCCGGACTTATCGCGGCTGGCGTCGATGTAGTTGCAGACACAAACTATGGCGATAGCGTGACTGAAGCGGCAGAATCTGCTCGTGATGCGCTGGGCCTAGACCCCGAAGGGTTCCTTGGTAAGGGTGCAGAGATTGTCACGCAGTTTGTTGTGCCAGGTATTGGTGCTGCATCCAAGGTTGGCAAGCTGGCACAGGCTTCCCGTGCTGCACGAGGACTAGCAAAAACTCCCATGACTAAAGCGGAGCGATTTGCTCTAGCAGGTAAAGAACTTGCAGCCGCAGGTGCGGTTGATGCCGCCGTATCTACAGATGGCATGACTACGATTGGTGACTGGGTGGACATGGGTCCGACACAGTCTAGCGACCTGATAGGTTTGAGTGGTCGTGAGAAAGCCCTTGCTCGTTTAGGTAACAAGCTGAAGCTAGGCGTTGAGTCCACACTTCTTGGTGGCGTAGCGCAGGGTGCGTTGATGGGCGCAGGTAAGACCATTGGTCAAACGCGCCTAGCGAAGGACGTAAACCAAAAGCTAAACCAAGTGGGTCAGAACATCGACAGCCTTATGGAGCGTCGTCTTCTTGCCAAACCTGGGAGTGCGGAAGAGCTTGGATATTTTAAAACTAAACTAGCGGATGCCATCGCATTCAGCCGTTACCGTGGGTATCTACCAGAGCAGGCTGCAACTAAGCGTGAGTTGATCGACGGACAGGTGCAGATCCAAATCAAGAAAGCTGATCGCATCTTGGGTGACCTAGACAAAGAGATCGATAACTTTGTTAAGAAGACACCGGAAGAAGGTGGTAACCTTGACCGTGTAGGTATCATGTCCAAGCTGGAAAGCTACCTGACTGAAGCAGATGATGCAGTCAAAGCGCGTGTACTAAACGAACTGCCACAGAACGTACGTCAAAACGCACGGTTGATGCGTAACCACATTGATGAATTGAGCAACAAAGTTCTGGATAGTAACTTCCTCAAGGAAAAGAAGTTCACGGTTGACGGACAAAGCATCGATGACTTGATCGAACAGAACATCAACAGCTACCTACGCCGTCGCTATAAGATGTTCGAGGATGCCAAGTATGTTCCGACTGAAGAGTCTGTAAAGGTTGCAGATGACTTCTTCCGTGTGAACAAAAAAGCTGTGGAGAAAGAGTTAACCGAACTGGCGCGTGGTGATGTGTTTGGTGAGTTGTCTGATGACTTCTTGAAAGCCAACGGTCTAACGAAAGTCCCTGGCAAAGACGGGATTGACATCAAGGTCGGTGCCAAGGTTACAGACGCAGTGGCACAGAAAGCCCGTGAAAACTTCTTGAACCGTTACAGCCTGAAGTCTCGTGAGAAACTGGGTGGTGGGCGCATGGCCCGTGACCGCTTGGAAACAGGAATGTTCATGACACGCGAGAACGTACCAAAGGCATTGCGCCAATTGCTTGGAGAGATCGATGACCCACGCGAAGCGTACCTTGGCACTATCGCAGACCTCGCACAGTTCAGTGCAGTGGACGATTACTTTGGTACAGTTGCTGACCTAGCAAACAAAAACTCCGGTATTGGCAAACTGTTTGTCAACGGGAACAACTTGTCTCCTGATCAACAACGTGCGTTGACCAAGCAGGGTTACATCAAACTGGGCGGCGAAGACGGCGCAAGCAGTGGGGTGCAGGCTGTGGGCCGTGAGTCCGACGAGTTGGAAAAACTGGTAGGGCGGTCAGGCTGGGGCAGCTTGGACGGTTACTTTGTACCAACACCGATCTATAAGAACCTAACACGCCAGGTACTAGCAGAGGACAGCATTGGCACTCAAGCCTTGAGAGGTTTGTTCGGCAGCTTCCTCAAAGCCAAGGGTATATCTCAGTACAGTAAGACTGTTCTGTCTCCGATCACACAAATCCGCAACTTTACAACAGCCATGGCCTTCGCTACGGCGAACGGAAACGTGCCTGTGTTTGGACGGGGTGGTAGCCTGAAAGATTCAGCGCAAGCGGTCTTTGCAAACATCACCAACAAAGGATCAGACGAACTCTTCGAAGAGTTGGCAGAAGCGCAACGGCGCGGGGTCCTTGGAACAAATGCAGAGTTAAGAGAGATTCAGGACTCGTTGAACAAGGGTCTAGGTATCACGGCCCGTGATCCTAAGTCCTTTGTGGAAGCTGTCGCCGGAACAGGTGGTGGTGTACGCGAGAAGCTAGCTCGTAGCGTAGGTAAAGCGACCAAGCCTTTGGAAGATTTATACCAAGGGTCGGACGATTTCTGGAAGTTCTTTAACTACAACGCAGAGCAGACGCACCTTCGCAACGCATTGCAGGGCGCAACACCAGAGCAGCAGATCGCATACCTTACCAAGGGTGGTGACGATGTATCTATGGAGATGGCAGAGCGTATACGCCGTGGTGACGTAGACATCGATGAGTTAATCAAGGACCGTGCCGCACAGATCGTGCGTGACACCGTACCGAACTACAACAAAGCGTCATCTGAGTTGGTGCAGTTGGGTCGCCGCCTGCCTATCGGTAACTTTATTTCGTTCCCTGCGGAGATCTACCGTACAGGATTTAACATCGTAAAGCAGAGCTTGGATGACATGGCGTCAGACATTCCTGCTATCCAGAACCGTGGGCGCAATCGTCTGTTAGGTTTCGTAACAACTACGACTGTGGTTCCTGCCGCTGCGCTTGAGTTGGCCTATGCTACCACAGGTGTGAGCCGCGAAGAGATGGATGCATATAAACGCTCATTCGCTCCGCGCTGGGAGAAAGGGTCTGTGTTGTTGCCGCTTGGTCGTACCGAGGACGGCAAGATACAGTACATGAACTTCAGTACATCTAACCCATACGATGTGCTATCCCGATTTGCTAACCGTGCAATGAACGAAGCAGACGATGCGGTGCGTGAAGGTAAGAGTGTGGGTCAGGTCATAGAAGATGTGGGCCTTGGTACTCTGTCCGAGGTCTTCGAGCCGTTCATGTCAGAGGCCATGTTGACGGAAGCCTTGATCGACATCACCGCTCGTGGTGGTCGCACGGCAACGGGTGCCGAGGTATACAACCCATCAGATAACTTTGGTACACGCCTATCCAAACAATTCATGCACGTTATGGATACGATGATGCCGAACGTCATCCCTGTAAATGTATCCGGTGGTGTGCCAGAACCAAGCCGTTTCCTACGTGGTGTGCTTGGGACAGAAGGTGGACCGATCAGCAGCGTGGATAAGATGGGCCGTGAGCGTGATCCACTTACAGAGTTTGCGCGTCAGGCAACGGGGATCTCGGTCCTTGAGTTCGATCCAAAGCGTGGTCTGGAATACGGCGCATACCGCTTGTCACAGGCACAGACAGACGCCAAGCGTATGTTCAACCGTGTGACTGACGATGCCAATGCAAACGCCAACTCTTTGCGCAATGCGTTCCAAACAGCGAACAACGCCAAGCTGCGCATTGACCGTGAGTATTATCAGATGGTCGAGGACCTACGGTCCATGGGTCTGAGCGATGCAGACATCCGTCGCGAACTGAAGAAGAATAACATCGGTGGTATCAAAGGTGTGATGCGCGGTAAGTTCGAGCCGTTCAAAGTTACGAACAAGAACTTCCAAGAGATGCGTCGTGCAGGTATCTACGATCAGTTCCCTCGTGAAGAGATACAGAACATCCGCCGCAACATGAAAGACATTCCTCTGGCACCGGATCAAGGTCCTCCTGCTCCGCGTCGTGCGCCAACACCTGCACCCGTGCTTGCACCTACGACTAATCCGTTCATGCAGGGACCTGCGGCACCTACGACTAATCCGTTTTTACGACGCCAGGGCAGCTTGCCACAGGTTCTACCAACCCAGGCTCGTGCGCCTGGGCCAGTGAATCCAGCTTTGTTGGGGGATAATCCGATTGATGCTGCGCTTAATGCACAGATTGCGAACCGTCAGGGATAATACCTGGGTCCAGTTCTATCGTCAGTTTGACGCCGTTGCCGCCGAATAACTTAACAAGTTCGTCGCAGTATGCTTCCACATCCTCGATGATCTCCATGTCTTCGGTGCTAGTAGCGAGGTTGATGGTCATGCCGATAAGATCCATGAGTGCTTTGACTTGCATAGGATGCATATCTTTAAGACCAAGGCTTTTAAAGTTTTCAGGTTTCATTCGATTTCTCCCCAATTATCTTTGAGTTCATCGTCTACTTTCGAGGGGACTCGCAAGACATCCGACAACCCGTTTTCCATTATGTCCTTGATTCGTCGCGCTTGGTCGTCGCCCTCTACAGAGAAGCATAACTCATCATGAACGGTGAGCATAGGCAAAAGTCCTTCCGCGTAACAATCTGCCATGGCTTTCTTAGTTTGATCCGCAGCCGAACCTTGGATCAACTTGTTTAACGCCTTGTAAGTAAAGGCTCTTCTCAGAGGCTGACCGTATTCCTTCATCGCCTCCTCGTATGTCAAGGGTTTTTTGTACCCAAATGAACGTGGCTCCCACAGATGGAAACGACACCGCCGTCCAAGCAGGGTGCGTATCTGTCCTGTCTTATCAGCTTGCTTGGTTGCCAACTCCGCTAGGTTCTTAACGAACGGAACCTTTTCACGGTGCGTGGCTAGCAGTTCTCCTGCTTCCTCCGCAGAGATACCAAGCTGATCCCCTAGTTTGCCTTTGCCCATGCCATACATGATACCAAGGTTCACGACCTTCGCTTCCTTGCGGTTGATCCCCGCAATGTCCGCAACCATCTGGTGCAGGTCAACGTCCCCGTTGTGGTATTCCTCGACAATCTTATCGACAATCGGGTGCTTGTGTTCTCCCTTCAGGCTAGCCGCAAAGTGGACCAATAACCTTGGCTCTTGGCTTGAGTAGTCAAATGACCCCCACTTGGTGCCCTCTTCTGGTACGAACAGACCACGAATCAGCTTCTTGATCTCAGGATCACGGGCAGGAATTTGCTGTAGGTTAGGGTTCGAAGAAGAGAACCGCCCCGTTACCGTGCCCCCGTCATCGGAACGTAGCTGATGAAATTCGCAGTGGATGCGCCCGTTGTGTTCGTGCTTTAGGATCGTATCGATGAACGTACTGTCCGCCTTGTCGAACTCTCGCAGCTTCACAATCATCTGTGCAACCGGATGATCATGCGCCGACAGCCACTGTTTGGTAAACGAAGGCACACCACCTTTACGGAACATGTCGTCTTGTTTGTCCTCTGAGGTGGGGTATGCCACGCCCAGTTCATCGAACACCATAGCCACAGATGCAGCCGCCCATGGCTCGATCTTCACGTTCGTCTGCCTGAATATTTCATCTTTCAGCTTTTTGGTCTGGGCCTTGAAATACTTCTTGGCTTGTTCAGCTTTGTCGAGATCGACGCGCACACCAAGCTGCCGCATGTCGCACATCATAGGGATTAGGCTTGTCTCTAGGTTCCAGATGTTCCAGAGATCCTGCTTTTCCAGTTCGATCTTCAGCCGTTCCCATAGGCGCAGGGTCATACCCGCATCCTGCTCGGCGTAGCGTCCAACAAACTGCGGCGGCAGCTTGTACATCTCTGCCTTGGGGTCTAGTCCCCACTCGGCAGCAGCCACACGCAGCAGCTTCTCGTTCTTGCGTTCATCGAGATAGTCCCGACCAAGGTTGTTCAGGCTGTAGGACCAACGGTTCTCGTCCACCACGGCACCCGTAATCATCGTATCGATAATGCGGCCCTCGACCTTGATGCCCTCGGCACGTAACCAACCCAGATCGTAGGTAGCATTGTGCATGATCTTGTCGATATGCGGTGTTGCCATTTGTTTCTGCAACCACTTGAGCGCGATCCTCGCATCCATGTTATGTCCGTTGGCATGGCGGATAGGGAAGTATCCCTCCCAGTCCCCCGCTGCTACGGCTATGCCTACGATGTACCCGTCTTTGCGTACCCACCCTGGACCAAGGGTCGTCAGGTTCGGGTCGCATGTCTCAAGGTCGATGGCGATTTGCTTGTAATGCGTCAGGTCAGGAAACTCGACAGGGATATTCCATGTCAGTTCTTTACCTTGGTTCATCTGGTCGGCAATGATACTATCTTTATCCAGTGACATCACGCTTCCCCATGAATGCTTTCTGTACTTCTTGGATCTTCTTCTCGCGTTCATGGAACTCGGCACCCAGTGCGCTGTATCCACACTTGTCGATCCACGAATCGTCATGATCGGTATCGTGCAACAGCCGTGCCGTCTTTACCCAGTCCATCATCAGCGCAACATGCTGCGGAGTAATGTACCCTCGCGTAGCTTGTGCCTCTTTGATTATGAGGTTCCAACCATCTGCAATGCGCGTGAAGTTATCGTACGCATCGCCGTAGTCCTTGGCCCTCTGTCCGTTGATGTAATCGCCAGCCTTCAATAATATTTCGTCTCTGTTCATATCTTGTACCTGTATGATTTGTCGGACTCTATGAGATATAGGTTCTCTTTCGCCCTTGTGATTGCCACATAGAATATCCGGTCTTCATCTTCGGGGTGCTTGCCCTCAACGCAAGCCTTGGTTGACCCCAAGTAAACTGCTACGTTTGTATCCTCTCCTCCCTTCATGGCATGGATCGTTGAGATCTTGATCCTTGGTTCTTGGTAAATGCTTTCGCCCCGCCGCTCGATGGCGCGGACGTAAATCTTTTCGTCCTCCGACAGCTTCACGATATCCATCGGATCGGTGTTGATGTCTGCAATCAAACCAAACTCCTTGTACAGCTTACTGTACGTCAGCAGTTCGTCAGACCCCGCCGCATCGAGGAGCTTGGTTGCGCCGTGCTTGACCACCGCACCTGCACCACGCTTTGGAACGGCCTCATACAACCGCTTGACCTGTCCAACGTACAGACCTTTGCCCAAGGTCAGATCCTTCCAGAACCCCATGGCTTCTAGCTTCTTCTCCGGTATCGACCACCGCCCCTTGCGGCTGTAGAAATAACCTGCCTCTTCCAGATGCTCGGCTATGTCGTTCACGAACTTGTTGGTCCGCGCCATGATGGTCCACGACCCACTGTCCAAGGGCAACTGCCATAGGCTACCGACCTGAGTGACCAAGCCCTCACGCTCTTGCGGGAAGAACTCCTTCTCCAACCGCCCTGGTATCCGTGCAGAGATATGGTTAGCAAGCTCCCAGACGCTCCGTGGTAAGCGGTAGGACTGGTTCAGCACCTCGACATTGTCTGAGGCGTTGATGAACTCCTGAACGTCCACAGAGGTCCAGCGGTGGATAGCCTGATCGTCATCCCCTGCAATCAGAACTTCGTCCGCATGCTCCGCCATCTTGCGTACCATCTCCCACTGCGCAGGTGTCAGGTCTTGTGCTTCATCCACAATCAACAGGTCCAGACTGGGTGGTTCCACCATGTCGGTGTACTTGGTGATCATGTCGGTGAAATCCAAACGGTTGGTCTTGGACTTGTACTCCTCGATCTGAGCATCGATCTGCACTAGCTTGTTGAAGTGCAGGTTATGATCCCCCTCGTAGTTGTACTCATACTCAAGGCCCTTGCCTCGGTACTTAGAACGCCACACCACCGTAAGGTACTTGGCTCCCGATCCGCCTACAGAAGGGATCGATATGCCGTCATCAACGGAGGTGGCATCCGCTCCATCAAACGCCACCCCCAACATGGAACCGAGTCGCTTGTAATCCTCGCGCCCCATGACATCCCCACGTTGCAGTCCTAACCCGTGATAGCCCGTCGCGTGTAAGGTTCTGAAATGTGGGAAATCGTTTCTCTCTAAATTAAACTTGGCACATGCACGGTCGATAAACTCACCAATCGCCTTGGTGGTAAACGATACAACGCCAATGCGTGATGGATGCACACCCTCTTGCAGCTTCTCTTGCACACGCTCGATCAGAGTGTACGTCTTACCGCAGCCTGGGGGACCCAGTATCAATGTTGCATTAGGTATCATGGTCTTTTGTCATCCAACCATTCTTCAATCTCTTCACGCTTCCAACGGCTCGTCTTTCGATTGAAGTCACCACTCCCAAATTTGTATGGCTCTGGGAACGTACCTTCATTTACCCATTTGTAGATTGCGGACTCTGATACATCGAGCCACTCAGCTACCTCTTTAACTTTCAACAATTTAGAATGGGATGTCATTATCTATCTCCTGTATCGGAAGTGTACCTTCCATGTTCTCGAACGCAGGGACCCACCATACTCGGATCGTGGACCTTGAACCGTCTTCTTTGTTTACGTTTTTATGCCCATGGCAATCTTGGTTGTCGTTCATCTGCTTGAGGATCTCTTGTATCTGTGCCCTCGTGAAACCTTTGAAGCGGCGGTTGTGCAAAAACTCTGTCAGGCCCGACATGGTAAAGTATGTATACCCTTGGTTATCGGTCCATGGTTTCCCTGCTAGCATCTCCTCTGGGTGCATCGCCCTGATCTTACTGGTGCAGAATATCCGTAGCAGTTCTTTGAACTCCCCAGTCAGGGTCAGTTCCTCTGGAACCTCCTGCTTTGTGGACTCCGACATCAGCTTGCGCAGCAACGTCTGCCATGTCTTTGGTTTCAAGATCGGCGGTGCGATCTGTATCTGCTCCATGCATGCACGTTGGAACAACGTCTGGTTCTGTAGCTGCTCGGAGTTCAGTTGCACACGCTCCCCCTGGACAGTCAGGAAGTACAGGCGCGGCTCCGACAGTTGGATCAACAGGCTCCCGATATCTAGGGCCGTCTCAGCGTCCTCGCCAATACCGTAGCGGCGGGACATGCACAGTTCCTTATCGCAGTAACTCTTGAACGGCTCTTGCTCACAGGTATAGAAGTACTCTTTCTTCTCCAGACTTTTCTGCAATGCCAGAACTTCCTTGGCATCGAGCGGAGTGGTGAACAACTGGTGGTTCATTGTCTCGAACTGCTTGACCCAATCGTCAGGGTGCTTCATCCGGCAATAGACGCCACACATGAATAGCTTCTTGTTCCGTTCATCAGAGTTCGGACCATCGGCAAACAGATGTTGCAGACAGGGTGGGCCATCACCAAACTGCTTGCGCTGTTTCTTGGTGCGTAACTTTTCCAGAGAGGACAGCGGTGTCTTGCTGCTCTCGATCATGTCCACGAACTCATCCAGATCGACAGCCTCGACTGCCGCATTGAAACAATAGCGTTGCGGTAACTCTGCATTAAAGTAAGGCAGGTTGATAAAGTTCCCTACATCTCCACGATCCGCAAGGATCTTATCTTGCTTCGGGAATATCTCGCAGCCGCTATGCCCCAAGGCTACCGCCATCTCTGACAGGTACTCTCGGACCACGTTCGCGGGTTCGTATTCATCCAAGAACAGATAGAGGTGGGCACCTCCAGACTTAGAGCGACAATGTAATAACGGAAGTTCTAACTTAGTTATGTTGGCCTGTAGTTTATTGTGATCGAGATCATAGATGTCGATGTCCAACGCTCCCCACTTACATTTGTTTTCATCGTTGATCGGTATCGC